ACCTTGGCTGCGGCCAGCGCCGACTCCGGCTTGTAGCCGCCGCCGGCGTTCAGGACCAGCGCGCCGGCACCGCCCGGGGCGGTCGGGGCCGCCGAAGACGTCGCCTCGGCGACCGGAGCCGCGTTGTTCGTCGTCGACGTGATCCGGACGTACTCGATGGTGTCCGAGCTCGTCGTGCCGTTGGTGACAACGTCACGCAGGCGCAGCGGGCGCTGGAAAAGGTCCAGGCCGACCCGCTGGCCGAGGAAGTCGTTGGTCACCCACGCGCCGGCCGAGGTGTCGGAGGTGCCCGTGACCAGGGACTTGTAGCCGACGGGCAGGGACTGCACACGCGACTTCTGGCCGAAGCCGCCGCGCGGTGCCTGCGCCATCAGGCCGGCGAACTCGGCGGACTCGGTGAACGTCTCACCGAGCGACTTGCCCGCAGGCGGAACGATCAGCCCGGACGGGGTGCGCCGCTCGCCGCTCTTCTCGTTCAGCTCGACACCTTCGCCCAGGTCCGCGAGAGCCTGGCGCATGGTGCTGGTCGCCTTGGCCTTTTCCAGGCCGGCCTTGGCTTCCTTGGCCTTGGCCATGTGCTCGTTGAGCTGGGAGCGCTCGGTGTCAGTGAAGTCCCGGTCTTCGGCCTCGGCCTTCGCCGCGATCTCCCGGGCTTCCTTCAGGTGGTGCGTGAGCTCGTCCAGGAGCTCGTCATTCTTGACAGGCATGGGTTCCTCATCCCGTGAGCGTGGAGACCTCGGCCTCAAGGGCTTCGAGGTCGGTGCGCAGACGGAGCGAGGCGGGGCCGGCCTTGGCTGCGCGAACGCGCTCGCGGGGGCTCGACTTGGTCTCGTCCTCAGTGCGTGAGGCAGCCGCGGAACGCTTCTCCAGTTCGTCGGCTACCAGCTGCGCGAGCGTGCGCAGATCCTTCTCCGACATCCCCTCGTGGGGGGTGTCGTCGGCCTTAGCCTCCTCTTCCTGGGCGGCCTCGACAGCTTCGGCCTGGGCGGATGACGTGGTGTCGTCGGCCGGCCGGGCGCCTGGGCGGCCGGAAGGGGCGGGGGCGGTCTTCTCGGGCTCCGCGGCGGCAATGACCGTGCCGATTGCGGCGTGCGCCTCTTTCAGGCTGCTGATGTGCTTTGCGGCCAGGACACGGCCTTCCTTGAGGCCCTGCGCCAGGCCGTGGGCCTTCGCCGCTAGCAGCTCCGTCTCCTGATTCGCGCCGACCAGCGTCGGCCCGACCTCGTGGAGCTTGAGCTGCTTCAGCTCGAAGACTTCCTGCCCGTCCTTCTCGGCGGGCGCGCCGTCCTCGATGTCGTAGGCGAAGCTGAACTGGGTGACACGGCGCCCCTTCAGCAGCCGGTACACCTGCTCGGCCTTGGGGTTGTCCATGTCGATCTGACCGGTGACCTGCAGCCCGTCAGGGGTCTCCTTGGCGTCGGTGACGTGCCCGATGTGGGAGAACGGGTCGCCCCAGTCGTGGGACCAGATCACGGGGATCGGGTCGCCCTTGGCTTGCCAGTCGGCGAGCGTTTTGGTGAACGCCCCGGGCAGGACCACGTCACCGACGCTGTCCTTGTTCCCGAAGACAGACACCAGGGCGGTGAACTGGCCTGGCTGCAGCCCGTCCGCCTCGCCAGCTGCCTTCACCCGCGCGGGGCAGTCCTTCGTGTACGGCACTTCAGTCTCCCCTCGCGTAGTCGAGTGAGCAGTTGCAGTTCGCGGTTTCCTTGGCCTTGCCTTCGCCGTCTCCTGGCCAGCGCAGGCCGTTGCTGAAGACGTCGTCCAGTGACACCGTTTCGCCGTCCTGCGCCTGGTGGCTGGGGCGCGGGTTCTTGCCGCCCGTTCGCCAGGTCTTCTTCTTGAGGCCGGACGCACCTGCGGCGTCGTGGCTGCCGAAGCCGCGAGCTTCGGCCGATGCGGTCAGGGCCCGCGTCGTGGCCGCCACAGCCCACAGCTGGCCGGCATGGGCGAGGTTTGCCTTCCAGCCGTCGCCCTCGTCGTTGACCTCGGCGACCGCGGCCCGGCCGGAGTCGTCGTGCTGGCCGGCATGCGTTTCGGCGGCGGCCAGCAGCCAGGGCAGCATCACCTCGGGGTCCCAGCCTGACGCCTCAGGATTGAAGTCCTGCAAGACTCCCCAGGCGGCACCCTGCGCGATCCGGTAGCCATGCTCAGAGACAAGGGTCGCCAGCTCAGCAAGACGCCCCTTCCGCCCCTCGTCCCACCAGGACAGCAGGTCAGGCATGCCCGACTTGCCGTCTGCCCGGGACAAGAGGTCGTCGAAGCGGCGCCTCGTCCACGTCTCGAGCGCGGCAACAAAGGCGTCACGCTCCTCGCCGAAGGACCCGAGCTCCGGCCGCTCCGGCGCTGCCTTCATCAGCACCAAGCGGCCCCGCGCTTTTGGGGGTGCGGCCAGCTCGGGCGCTGTGTCGGTCGGGGACGCCATGTCGCCCACCAGGACGTTCAGGGGCGTGATCAGCTCGTCGCCGCCGTCGATCGCCGGCAGGTTCATCCGGGCGCGGGCCTCGTTCCGCAGCAGCCACGGGGCGCCGACAGCGGTCTGCAGCTGACTGGCCTGCTCCTCGAAGCTCCCGCGGAGCTTCTCCTGCAGGTTGAACTCGACGTAGACGTCTCCAGAATCCGGCAGGTCCGGGATGAGCTGTAGCGCGATCTCTTCCTGGATCATAGTCAGCCAGGGGCCGAGTGTGTCCTGGTAGAGCTGCTGATGCTGCTCGCGGATGTTGGAGAAGGTGGCGTGGTCGAGGATCCCGACCATGGGCAGCGGGATGTGATAGGCCGCCGCGACCTCTTCCCGGGTCAGCTTCCGGGCCTCGATGTACTGGGCCTTGGATGGGTCAAGGGCGATCTGCTCGTACTCCATGCCGTCCTCGAGGATCGGAGTACCGCCCGCCGACCCGCCGCCCGCGGTGTACGCCTTCCACGACTCACCGAACCGGGCCCGCGAGGTCGGATCCCACTTGGGGGCGTCCGCCGGCCGCTTCAGGACCCCCGACATGCGGCCCCCGTTGCGCCACATCTGCTCCCGGGAGCGGGTCGCCTCGAACTCCTCGGCGAGCATCGACCGCAGTGCCTCGATCGGAGAGGAGCCCTTGCGCAGGTCGTCGGGGTCGTAGCCGTGGAAGTGGACCACTTCGTCGGGGGCAAGCTCCAGCTTCCCCTTCGAGCCGTGGACTACGAACCGCTGGGGCTCCAACCAGTTGTCTCCCTGGACCTCCATCCGCGGAGGAGGCACAGGGATCACACCCAGCAGCTCGCCCGTGTCCAGGCGCACCTTCACCCAGAACGCAGCGTCGTAGATCGCGTAGTCGCAGACCAGGCGCTCGATCAGCCGGTAGCGGGTCAGCTTCGCGCCCGGCGCCGCCAGGATCCGCGCGAGCGGATGGTCCGTGAGCCGCTCTCGGTCGGTATCCGAGACTCGGCGGTAGGTGTGCAGCCCCAGCTGGGCGATGTTCCGGGCCAGGAAGCTGACGACGGTCCTGATCTGCGGCTGACGCCGATACAGGGCCCCGTACTCCTGGTAGACGTCCGAGGCGAGCTGAACGTAGGTGGGGAAGGTCAGCGACGGGGCCACGGCCACGCCAGACAGCTGCCCCTGGGAGACGACGAACGTCACGTCAGCCTCCCGCCACCTGGATGAACTCGACTCGGGCCCGCTCGACCAGCACTTCGCCGTCCATCGGGGTGTCCGCGGCGCCATGCTGCATGAGCGTCGCGTCCTTCAGGACCAGCAGCGGGCCCCGCTTTGCCCACAGCACGCCGGCGAACGCCTTGTCGGACAGATTGACCACCACCCGCTTACGGACCGCGGTACGACGCCACGGGAACCAACCCCACATCGGCGGACCTCCTCACAGGACCATCAGGTCGCCGTCGTCATAGGCGCTGGTCTGCGGCGCCTCTCGGGTCATCGCCTCGGACATCGCCGTCACCAGCGCCGACACGGCATCGATCTTCTCCGCGCTCCGGGCCTTGTCCGGCTTGACGTTGCCAGCCGAGTCCATCGCCACGGCCAAGTTGTCGACCATCCACGTCACCGCCGGATTGCCGCCATGCCGGAGCTGAGGTGCCTGGGGTGTTCCCTTCAGCAGCAGGCGCTGCAGTTCCTTCAAGGGCGGCGACATCGTTACGACGCCCTGCCTGACCTTCACCATCGGCGCCTGAGACTCGGCCAGGTCGTTCGTCAACGGGACCGCTGACCAGGGGTCGTAGCC